CTTACTCTACCTTTGTAGATGCCGCCGTTAACTGCGTCGACCAAAGCGTTTATAACACCATACGACCAGAGATTGTAAGCTGCACGAGACTCATAAACGGTGGACAACCGTTCGTAAGTGAAACCCATATCCTCAAGGTGCTTGAAGATAACGTCTTGTTCGATCGGAGACAAAGTTGTGGCGTGCTGACCAGCGTCATGTCGCTGCGGGCTCTTCGAAGAGACGTTAATCGGACCCCATTGTGGTGTCTGAATACCACCGAACGCAGCAGTCTGCACCCAAGATGATGAGTCGCAGCTATACCAAGGATATGCTTCCATAATTGGAATAGAAGTAATTCCGAATCCGTGTACTTTGATACGCGGGCGACCACTGCCATCGACTAGATACTTATCCCAGATTCTATCGAGCCATTTCATAAGCTGTGTAGATGAAGCTCCGACCATGCCGCCTAATGTGATGTATTCATAATTCTTAACATAGTGCTCAAGATAACGTTCGTCCTCACCTGAATGGAAACAAGGCAACGGACGGACACCTCGAGCTTCCATCTCGCATTGGTTGCGATATGTCTGAAGTGGGTCGCCAATACCGTCGAGTACAGACGCCATTACAACTCCGTCTTCGACGCGTATGATATCTAAATTGCGTTTGATGTACTCACAGTATTCGGCAACCGAAAGATCTACCTTGAGCGTGTAAGCAGAGAACGCTCCTGAGTCAAGGAACACCCGTACTTTATCTTCGCGCATGGCGTCGACAAACTTTTGCTTTCCGACGTAATGATATGATTCTAGAATGTGCGGGACGGCATCAACTAACCGTTTCTCATTGTCAGTCAAATTCTGATAACGACCGGAGTTACCTCCAGCTCTATATCCGTTGGTGTAAATGGCAGCTAGATAGATATGCATCCGATGACCCAATTATTTTGATCTTCTGTCTGTACCAACTGTACGCATAGCTTCACGTTCTACTATTAGAGCATCTCTTTTATCAATATCGAATTGGGAAGGAGTCAATTCGATATTCATATTTTTCCAATTGAATTGAGTTGCTCCACGAAGATGTTTACGAACATAGATTTCCATATCGGGATCGTGACGTTTTTGTCTCCAATGATTAGTAATCCAAGTCATTAACGCTTTACGACGATCTTTACCCTCAGGAAGATCACGAACTCGAAACATATCTTTAATACCAGTCGGATCGGTAGCAAAACGAATTGAAGGAGTATCTTTAAACGAAAGTGAAATTGCCCATTCATAACGTTGACTTAACGCGACTGCAATGGATGCACTAACAACGTGACCTTGACTATTGTTACTTTCTCTCAATCTTTTGAATTGTTTTGTAGCGTCTATCCAAGAATTATTGATCCATGCAAACAGGTCTGAACCAAAGATTAATCTACCATCTGATTCAGTAGCATAATCTAAACGAATCATGAATTTACTAAACCGACTGGCGTAAGGTCGAGCTTCTTTCATATTAATGGTTTTGACATTAGCGAGAAATAAATCACCAAGACGACCTCCTTTCTCAACTATTAATCCAACATCGATTGGCCAGATTACATCTGGAATGCACTCTTCAGGACTAAACCATGTCTTATTACGAACTTCTTCTATCCCAAAACCCAATGGTTCTAATCGTCTAAGTTTACTTAATTGTGAAAAAGAAAGTAGATCATTTCTTGTTTCAGCTTTCTGTTTAGGTAATTCCTCTATGATCTTAATGATCTTAATAGCAGAGTTGTAAATCTCATCTCTAGTCATAACCATAACTGCTCTCCGTTGATATTATATTTCTATTTCATTCCTAAGAATTCAGAACGAGCGGAGTCTTCGGTCTTAAACACACCACGTAGAGCACTCGTGACAGTGTAGTGTCCCTGTTGACAGATGCCTCGCGACTCCATGCACAGGTGACGGGCCCGCACTATAACGCCACAACCCAGAGGGTTCAGTGCTTCACTAATAGCGTCTGCGATCTGACACGTCAGGCGTTCCTGTACTTGCAGGCGGCGGGAGTAGATCTGTAGTAACCGCCCGAGCTTACTCAATCCAACGATACGTTTGTGAGGTAGGTAACCTATTGTCGCAGTGCCAAAGAATGGAGCAAGATGGTGTTCGCAATGGGAATAGAAAGGTAGATCTTTGATTACGACCATCTCATCTACACCTTCGGACCCATCAACAAAGGTTTTGAGAACACTAAGGGGATCCATCTCGTAGCCTGAAGTCCAGAACTCCCAAGCACTAGTTACACGATCTGGTGTTTCGATTAGACCTTCTCGATTTGCATCTTCTCCCTTGATATTCTTGAGAACAGCTCTGAACGCTTCGCGCAGAGTCTCGGCCATGCTTTGCTCCGTTGTGGCAATTATAAACGGGATGTTACGCTTTTACAAGTAGATTCTGCAAGAATAATTTGATATCTTCAAATCTAGGTACAATAGTCGTGCAGTGAAATTTGAGCCAAGGTCCAACAGATTTTTCAGTTGGATTCCAAGCAACGATTGGAATCATTAGGCTGTGAGCGTAAAATATTTCCATCGCAGTCCCCCATGAAGGCATATCAATTAGAGCAAGAACTGCATCGCATGACTTAATAGCATCAAGATCACCCTTGACAAGTCTCTCTACAGCTTCTTCACTGTCTTCGTCGTCGATAAATAATTCGATCTTAGTTGGATCAATTACTTCCCAGCCTTCTGGCATCTTAGTAGCGAGTTTGCGTCTCCATGAAATTGGATCCGCTACATTTCGTATGGGACCTGCAAGATATACTTTCATGAGTGATCTACCTTGACAAGTCTCCACTCTGCAACCCATTGTTCTTTTAGTTCACCGTTATTCCACCACGATACTTGAATCGTTACATCGTGAGGGTAGAAAGCAAAGCCTATCACAAAGGCGTTGACACTACCCCCATCGATACGTACTACATCTCCGAACGTGAACTTGCTTTCGAGCTTCATTGTTCCTCCATAAAGATTGCAGAGTTAGCACCATGCTCACATACTTCAACAGACCGCATACGCACACGCGGATAGTAACCATTATCGACTAACCAGATCACAGCGCATTCATAAATCATCTGTGCGAACGCTTCGCACCCTGTGGCAGGCACGATAGTTATCTGGGCAAGCCCAAGGCCTGCCATGATTTCAAGAGCAGAACGATGTGGATCGTCTTCAGCAATCAACAGGCGATGATCAAAGGTCTTTTCTAACCAACCCTTGAAGCCTTTCAGGCTACCAAAGTCAACAACCCAGTTGCGATCATCTAATTCTTCTGCTTCAAATTCAATACGAACGGAGAGAGCGTAGCCGTGGAGAAATCGACAGTGGCTCTGTGCTTTCCATTGGCGGAAACAAGAGGAGAGACCTATCTCATGACCATAGGTTTTTGTTGAGATATAAGTCATTCATTCCCCCTTTGAATTAGCGTACTGAATGACCTCAGATATCTTATTGATCTCAAATGCAGTTCGTCTCATATAACAAGGACCACAGGTGCCGCAATGTTTTGGACCTGCGCGATAGCAACTCCATGTGAGGTGCAATGGCGCACCTATACTATGTCCAAGAGCAACAATCTCATGCTTCATAAGATTGCCTACTGGCATGATAACTTGAACTCGTTTTCCATCGCCAACTGCAAATGGAAGCATTTCATTAAATCGATTAATGAACTCAGGTTCGTTGTCAGGGTATGCACCTGCTTCTTCTAGATTATTACCGAGTACAATTGTATTGATTTCTCGAGCTTCGGCAAATGCAGTTGCGAGGGCAAGCATCACAAGATTGCGAGCCGGAACCCATTCATGCGCAAATTCGGCCCCTGCTTCCCCACCTGCGATTTTACTGTCGGCTTGAAGCAATGGAGAATCTTCTTTTCGATAAATACCCATTGGGATAAAATGTAAGGGAACACCAAGATAATTTGCTACGTCCCGAACTGCATCTACTTCTGGTGTCTCTGCTCGTGAACCATAAAGGAAATGAACTAATTCAATCTCGTAACCTTGAGATTTAGCTTCTGTCGCTGCAACAACGCTATCCATTCCACCGCTACAGATAACAAGAGCTTTCCTACCACAAAGCGGTATGCGATTTAGACGCTCAGTATCGTTAGGTCCGAATGCCCAGATTGAATAAGGTTGAAGCATCTGAGGTGTCATATCTCTTGGAAAATATGCTTTCGAGCTTGCAAAGAAGATTCCATATTCTCGTTTGGCAATCCAGATAGGCCTATAATTACAAGCAGCAAATATCAGATAGGGAAAATCATCATGTGTTGCTAATATCGCGTAGCTACCTTTTAACTTTTCAATAGTATTTTTGAATATCTGTTTTGCGTGAACAGAATCTGAAATATGACCTGCGGCAGCAAGTTGTTCGACAATCGCAACACTGTCGATACCAGTTGTGGCACCCTCATCTGTCCGCAATTCTTTATCGTTTGCGATGGTTCCGTTGTGAACAATATTCCACTTGTTGAGCGAATAAGGTTGTTGATCATATTCGCGTTTGTGGCGTACGAACTCCGTCGTGGGCTCAGCACGAAAATTACCAATCATGGCTTTAGTTGGACTAAAGATATTTAGACTAAAGAATTCGTGTTCTGTCTCCCAACCTGTTGATCTTATAATCGATTTATTTTTATGACCTACAGTAAGACCATCTCTGACATAATATCCCCATCCATCGCGACCGCGTTCGAAACTTTCATCTCCAATAAAATTTAGAATACGATTAGAATCAAGACGTTGATATGCAGTTGCATTCCAAATGAGGGCTCCCATGATTGCGCACATCTTATTCTACCCCAAGATATTTATGGATCTGCAATTGTAGCTTATAGCCGAACTTCATGCAAGACTCAGTTACGGCTTTGATATTCCGCTCATTGTGCGCGGGATCCTTTGTATCCATTGGTTGGAGATAGATTGGTTTGTCCCAATCAACGGGAGGTCGCGCAAGTTGCGGATGAGCAGTGTGGCCGAGGGCGCGAATCGGAAGACCGTCTTCCGGATTCATACTGTCTGCATCGAGAACATATTTGAGACAGAGCGCCTTATCTAAAAGTATTGGATTGATACGTCCAGTCTTTGGACTGCAGACGATATGGACCCCGTGGAAATGATCGATTCGAGTATATATTGAATACTCGTAATCGCTCGGAGGGAGAGTTCCGTTACTCTCAACCTGAACGAGATGTCCAAATGCTACAAGATGCTCAAACAGATTAGTCAGATTTTGCCTGAACGGTTCCCCACCCGTAATAACTACGAGACCTTTCGGTAGGCTCAGTGAGTTCACATACTTTGCAACGACCGAAGGATGTGCAAGGCGTCGCCCCTGGGTATATTCGGTATCACAGCCAGGGCACTGGAGATTGCATCCAGCGAGCCGAATAAAAACGGCGGGGAACCCACTGAAAGGTCCCTCGCCCTGGATGGTGTAGAAGATGCTGTGGACGTCGAGCAATCCCTCAGGATGCTCAACCGACTTCTCGATTGCCTGTTGATTTAACATGTCTCTCTCCGGGAGGTAGCCCCGGAGGCGAATTCCTCCGGGGCAGGTTTCGGCGAGACGTTAAATCAGGCAGCCGGCTGCGTTTGCGGTGCCGCAGTCGGGGCGAGCGACGGGGTCGGCGGGATCATACCGGACAGACCGTGGAACTTCTTCCACCGCGGGTATTCCGCTTTGACGTTGCCTTCGTTCAGCTCGCTGCCCTTGGACATCGCTGCACGGATTTCCGCCGCGGCGACAGGAGCGCCTTTTGCCTGAGACAGCTGATCGAACAGCGCCCACGCTTTGCCGCACTCGCCTTCCGGTTTCGGCCGGCGGATGCCGTTCTGCTCGGGCTGCTTCGCCTGCTCCTTCTGAGCCTGTTTGGCTGCCTTCGCTTCGTTCTTGGCGAGCACTGCCGCAGCCTTGGCGTCTTCCTTGGCCTTCTTCTCGGCCTGCTTCGCTGCCTTGGCAGCTTCCTTGGCTTCAGCAGCAGCGTTCTTCTCCGCCTCCTTGGCGGCCTTGGCAGCTTCCTTCTCTGCCTTTTTCGCTGCGGCTTCCATCTCCTTCTGTGCTTTCACATCCGGAGCCTGCTCACCAGGGGCGACTGCTGACGGAGGGGCAGCCCACGCGGGATCGGTCTGTTGGTTCATGTTGGATCTCCCTACTCTGTGTTACAATAGAACATACATATTACAATACGCCGCAGATTGCAAGGACGATTTTGGCTCAATTTTAGCCGAAATAAAAAGACAGAGCGGAGAACGATCTCCGCACTGTCTTGTGTTGTATCAATTAGGCAGCCATCTCCATCAATTTCCCCTTGACCTTGTCCTTCATCTTGCCGGCTTCGCCCAGCCAGCTATTGAACAAGCGGGAGTCTTTGGAGTTGCCTGCCATATGATCGGCCCAGAACGTGACACCATTCAGAACGCCCCAGCCATTGCCGGGAGTCGCACCAGGCGCCTTTTCAGTTGCCCAAAGAACTTTCTGCAGCCGTGCGGAGCGTGCATCCGGCTCGTTGATCAGTTCCTCGATGTTGTGCTCGGTGTTGTTCGGCAGCGCAGGCTGAAAGAACTCTGCCAATACGCGGACCGTATCGTACTGACTCATCTTCAATTGCTGCAGAGCCAGGGAATCCAATTCCATCTTGGCAACTTCTTCCTTTACCAATTGGACAGATGCCTTGGCGGCAGAGGTGTCGAAGTTATAGATGTGGCTCTGACGATACTCTGCGTTCTTGCCCTGAACCCCACCGGCCATCGCTAGTGTATTGGCGCACACGACACGAACCGTTGTGGTTCGAACAGTACTCGCCTTTCCAACTTCGTGTGGTGATACCAGAAGGATATAGGCTTTCACAGCGTCTCTACCTGGAAGTATGAAGCCAGCAGAGACGCGTGCCAGTGCCCAGATAATTTTTCCACCGCGCAGCGAGCCGGCTGTCTCAAGTGTACAGCCACCGACGTTAGTCCATTCCCGAAAGAACTCCATCGCATCCTTGTTCTGGAAAGGACGCCAGTTCATGCCAGTAACGGTCAGAACTCTCTTGTCCGTGCTGCGAACCAACGCCTTACGCTCTACAGGCACTTGCTTTCCGTCGACGTTGATGAAACAGGGAATTTCTTCCACTGTCCAGTTGAGGCCAGAGGCAACGAGCATCTCGTCGCAGGTTACTTCACCCTCGACGCGATTGCCGAGACCGTGCCATGGAACTTCGTGTGCCCAGGCCATTGTTTCTACTTCGTGCATTTTCGTACTCCGTTGTTGGTGTAACGTTGATAGGAACTGTTACTGCCCCACTATTAATGCACATATCTTCGCCTCAATGCAAGCATTATTTTACCTCAAGAAAAGCCAACGCGCAATGAAAAGAAATATGATGAGAAGAACGAGCCAGAGGAGAAACATCATTTTTCCGTCACCATTGTAGTCTCTCCAGTTTCCAGTAACCATAGACACAACGTCTACCACCACGCGAAGGATCGTGGGTATCGTGAATGACCCCGTCGATCACTGCGGTAAGATGCTTGCTGACGGACACCACTAGTCCCCCGGAGGGTAATTCGTTTGCCCGCAAATGAACTCTACAACCAGATCCAATAAACATAGTTGGAGTCCAGATGAAATTAAGGCTCTCCATGTAGCGTTTGAATAGAACACTCGTGGTATAAATACCGTAGAATGCGCTGTGAAGACCTGCTGTTCGACGACCCTTAGTCTTGGGCATCGTAGCATTAATCCATGCCATATCACTATAGACTTTAGAATACGGTATATTCGTGACGATTGCAATCGAACGGGTAACGCAATCACCTGCTTTGCCCGTATAGCCGTAGGCGGCGCGACCCCCATCGTTCCTGATCCAGTGGGACATAGCTATTTCCTACGACTTCTGCGATTATTAGCCTGTTCCTTTCTTGTTGCCCATCGAACATTTCCAGGTTCATAATTTCCATCGTTATCTATCCGGTCCAGTGTGTATTCTGGACCAGGACGGCGTCCAATATGAGCAAGGAAGGCAGGATAGTTATTCATCCATTCATCGCAGACTTTGATACCGCGCCCTCCCCATTCTTTCCATCGAGGTTCATTAGGATTGGTACATCTATCTTTCATTCTACACCAAGCGATAAATTCAATGGTTCCTGTATCACCATGTGTTCTATGTGCAGACATGATAGCTCCAATTATATTTTATGGTGCTCCAATTAAGGAGCACCATAAAATATAACAGCTTCTTAGTGGTGGTGCAAGCCGATTTACGGCTCGTTGGCTAGATCGATCTCCGAATGATTGTCAAATTCGATTCCGATCTCAGCTGGGAATTCGATAAATACTTCTTCGAGTTCAGCACTTTCCCAGGCGCTAAGCCAGGCGTCGACACCCGACCCAGTATCGCCTTCTTTCCAATCGTCAGACTTGTCTTCAAAATCTGAACGTTTTTCTTCAGCAACCGTTTCGACGAATGAACGTAGTTCGTTTAGATACTTATTGTATTCGTCAAATGTCTCTTGAAGAGGATTGCAAAGTTTACTCATTTCCTCGTTATAGGTATTGATAGCCGTTGTGAGTTCGACATATTTCGCAGTGAGAGCGGTCTTTAGACGTGCGAATTGATCTTCCTCGTTCTTTGTCAGTTTGAAGGCCATTGTCTCTTCTCCGTTAGAATGGGATTTCCGTATCTAAGTCAGTCTTCTTCAGCGTAGCCAGAGAGGAAACGATTGTCGGAACCTCGTCTGACATCTCCTCCGTTCCAAAAGCAGTGCCATCAAAACAGATAGCCATAATCTCTGGGTACGGATTCTTGTTCACCCAGACGCGAATGTGCGTTGGGTGATTGATCTCTTCGAGGCGAGTGAGCCCCTCGTTAACTGTAGTGGGAACGGGATTGTTCAACGTATCGTTCCATTTTGATTTCATTCTTACTTTCCACCAAGCTCGCGCGCGGCGTTGGGCGAAAGCATTACTGTTTTCAAGGGTTACGAATTCGGTGTACATCTTCAAACCACAATAGTATGAGACGCGCATAGAGACAGAACCACCACCGTGTTTCTCATGTCGTGCTGCGCTGATATGATCCACTTTGAATACCTTTGTTATCGGTAATTCACCTTTCAATGGGCTAATGGAACTTGCTGTCTGTACGATGTTAATCTGGAATTTAAATTCATTACCACAATGTGGGCAGACTCGAACGCTAGCGTGAACATAAGTATCGCAGACGTCGCAGAGTTTAACTGGGGCTGGGCGCGTTCCTTTCGACTTAGGCGGCTCTGGAATCACTGGGTCATTGATTGGCCCCAGGCGGCGCGTGTTACCTGCATAATCCAGAACTAAGCAATCAAGTTTGCCACTGGCTTTGATCGCAGCCATACGCTGTTCTAACGTCTCGCTGTTGAATCCAGGGGGATAGACGGGCCGGGTGCCTCGTCCTAACATCTGAACCCACAGCACTGTAGACATAGTTGGCCGCAGGACAATGATCATATCCACTGTTGGATCGTCGTAGCCAGTTGTCAAAATGTTATTATTGACTAGCGCGCGGATTTTGCCTGCTCGGAAGGCCTTGATTGTGGCGTCACGATCTTCGCGCCTGCTGTGGACGCATCCAGCAGGGACTCCCATCTCGTTTAAGATCTGAGTAATGTGTTCAGCATGTTCAATGCCTGCTCCAAACACTAACCACTTCTTACGATCTTTACCAAGATCGATAGCTTCTTTAATTGCAGCAACGGTGATCTCATGCTTGTCGACTGCAATCTGTAGATCTTTCTCTATGAATTCACCACCACGTAGATGGACTCCGTCTACGTTAAGTTCTGTCTTCATCTTCTTAGGGATCAGTGGGACAAGATAGCCCTCTGCGATCAACCTATTGAAGCTATGATAGTTTGTGATGTCAAAGCAGAAATCAGTAAAGACACTTGGATGTAGTTTCCCATCTTTATCTAAATATGGATCAGTTAGTTTCCCGTGTCCCATACGCCAAGGAGTAGCAGTAAGACCGATCACACGAAGTTTTGGGTTTATCTTTTTCAATGCATCGATAAGTGTCTGATACATTGTATTGCCGCGTGGGCTAACTAGATGGACTTCGTCAATGATGATTAAGTCAACATGACCAAAGAGTTGAGGTTGTCTCCAGACAGAAGCAATGCCGCCTAATGTGATGGGTTGTCTGGAATTCTTTTGCCCGAGTCCATCACTATAGATGCCGACAGGTGCATCAGGCCATAGCGCAATCAGCTTCTCAAAATTCTGTTGAATCAATTCCTTAACGTGAGTCAGCAGCATGACTTTTTGGAATGGAAAGTTCTTAAAGATACCTTCGAGGAAACGGGCATTGACAATCGTCTTGCCACTGCCGGTAGGCATTGCAAGAATTGGATTGCCAATAGAATGGGTTTCGAAGTATGCCCATATACTATTGACTGCTTCCGTTTGATATTGTCTGTCGATAAAAGGCTTCATTTGTAGTGATCCGCTATCTTGTACAGTGGGCAACCTATGAGCTGCTTTTCTGTACTTAGTATAGCACATTGAGTCGGGTGAGTGCAAGCCCATCGTCCTTCGGATTGGATTTGAACATATTTGCAAGTGCGACAGTTTCTGTCAGGTGCTCGTTTCATATGACAGATAGGCTTGTGTTCGCACCAGGTACATTTCCAGAACCCTGGCGAAGTACTGAGCTTAGTTGGGGGCGTCGCAGCTTGTATCAACTTCTCGCCTCTCTCAATGTACTGATCTGCATGCTCAGGATTGAGAGTAAGTATCTCGATATAAAGATCATCCGTGTTCTTATTGACTGCCATATAGAGACAGCTCGCAATACCCATCTTACGCATGTAGATTTGTGCTTGAACAAAGTGTTCTGGTTTTCCATCGCGAACACCTTTACCTTTAAAATGACCTTCGCTAGCTAGATATGCCCGCCATTCTTCAAGCTTTCCTGCTAATTCGATAAAAGATCTTTCGTTATGAGTTTTACATTCAAGAAGAGTGGGGCTGTTATTATAATGTGTGACCCCGTCACCACTTCCACCACCGTGACCATCTCCAAACTGAATTCGAAATTGCTTTCCTTCTGCGTCTTGTTGATAGACAGGCATTCCAACAGTGAGTAGCATTGCGATGAAACGTGCTTCCTCAATGTGCCCACGATTAAATAGACGGAGCATACGACCTTGGTGCGCAGCTTTGGTAGCCCATCGAAAACTGTACCATACGGCTCGGCCACAGTCATGCCCGAGCTGAGAAGCTCCCATGTGGCTTCGATGAGACTCCTCTGTGTCCCTGTATGCGTCCGACATGTGCGGAAGTACCTGACCTAGCCAACCTCTGTATGCAGCGCCTTGATCAATCGCAATAGCTTTATCGATAGCAAGACATAGATCACGAGCAATATCAACCATTAAGATTTATCCTTATTTAAGATGTCCTGAATAGCTTGTTTCAATTCTTCATTCGGTGCAAGTAGACCATAATCAGTCTCTCTCCACCAACGTTGTCGCAATGCGAGTGGAAGTTTAGACCAGATTTCTTTTGTCATTTCCCAACTCATTATCCACCTCTATTGAAAAATAGGGGCTCCGCGAATGGAGCCCCTTGAGTTGGTTACGTTCAGTTACGAAGGCTGCCTGGCCCATGGCGGCTGGGCAGTTTGAGCAGCAGTGACAGCAGGATCTTGCGGCTGTTGAACAGCCTGAGGAGCCTGTTGAGTCGGAGGAGGCGCAGCGAACCCAACGGGCGCGGACTGTTGTACCGGTGCCTGTTGGGGTTCGGCCTGCTGTACAGGCTGCGTCTGCACAGGTGCCTGCATCTGTTGCGGAGCTTGCTGCGGAGGCTGTCCCCAAGGCTGCTGAGTCTGAGGTTGCTGCCAACCACCGTTTGGAGGAGCTGCCTGTTGTTGCGGAGGCTGCTGGTATACTCCGTTCTGCTGCGGAGCTTGCTGCTGCGGAGGTGCCCAAGTCTGCTGTGGTGCTTGCTGAGGTGCCTGTTGAGGCGTCCAGCCAGTGGGTGCTGTTGCGGGAGCTCCCTGAGGTTTCGTTCCGGGTTGAGCAAGAACACCAGGGACCACATAGTTGATGGGCTTGTAGCTCTTGATCTCCGACTTGTCGTCGTAGACACCGTTGGGGTCCTTGATGGTCTTGACACGTCCCTTCAGCGGGATGTTGTGGAGTTGCTGAGTGTCCTGAACGTAAGGCAGATTGAGAGCGGCACAGATTGCACTCAGTTCGCGATTCGCAATCTCCATTGTCTGGATGTTGGTATGCCGCATGTTCAAACCAGTGAACACCTTACGTCCCTGGTGTGGTCCGTCGATGATGGAGAATCGAAGAACGAGACGCAGGTGGTTAGGGTTGCCGTCTTTTGTCGGCATCGCGTTAGATTCGTCGATGATGAAGTTGTACCAGCCTTCAGGAATGACATCGTTGTCGAGAGGTGTAAACTGTCGAGCATCGAAGTTGAGCTGCACCATTAGATGGCTCCTTTACGAGTTGAGGATCTTGTTGAAGATGTAGCCTAGATTTGGAGGCTCCATATTTGCTAGAGCTCCACTTCTATCCTTTGCTTCGAATTGAAGGTCAGGTTGCGTCTGCAGGAAACGAAACTCCTGCTGAGTCGTTGGATCTTTCCCAACCCCAAGACGAAAGACTTCGTCAAAGAAGTAAGGTAACTTCGGTCCAAGTTTAGCGCCCGGCATCGATGGACCATATTTAACGATACCAGATAATTCATCTTTCGTCGGCTCCATCTTTGCGGAGACGAGCACATTCTTACCCTGGAGATCTCGGAAAGCTCTGATCAAAGTCTCCATTTTTTCAATCAGTTCCCCGTAAGCCTGACGAGGATCTTTTACTTGTCGTTTGGCATTGTTAAGAACAACTTCACCGATCTCGGTTATGCTGTCCAATCCAATGCTCTGAAAGTTACGAGCTTCTGCGCTCTGCAGACACCAGAGATGAGCATCTCGCAGATCGTCAGCAGTCTCAATGGTAATGATAGGCATGTTGTAACAGACAGATTGATCATTACCAAATAGACGTCTCAGGTTAGATTCGCGAAGAGATAGAGCACCGGACTCAGCAGAGATTAGAACGGGGGTTGGAAGTGTAGCAGTGAGAACTGTTTTTCCAACTCCTGCACCCCCGTAGACAAGAACTTTGATCCCATTGGACAAAGATTCTTCCGAAGCAGTAGAAAAGTGAAGTGCCATCAAGTACTCCTTTTTGGAATGACGATATCGAGCCCAGGCATACCCGGCTTGATCACAAGCACCTGATCGAACAAATTACGTTGCTCGTCAGTAAGAGTACGATACTCTTTGATTGCAACTTCAGGCTTCCACTTGACCAACTTCTCCAGTTCCAACTTGGGAAGATTGTGGTCGGGCAGGGATTGCGACTTTGCTAGTTCTTGAAGTAGATCGATCTGAACAGCACGATTAATAGTGTGTACTGCTTTCAGAACTGCACCGGTACCGTCGTTCAGCGGATGGCTGTTGGTACCCTCTTCTGGACTTGGGAACAGTCCAGCGAAAATAAATTGACGAAGAACGATTTCCTTGTTCTTCATCTCCTCCATTTGCTTTTTCAATTCGTACCACTCTCTAAGGTGGTCGAGGGAAACTTGCCGTTCGGGTATCAAAGTCATAGGAAGTACTCCGTTGTTAGATGGACCATACTTTATAGCATAATAAGCGATCGGATGCAAGTATCAATGCTTTGGATATTGTACCTCAATGACTGGAATACCAGCGGCGCGCGCTTGTTTCATCATGTTAGCTGTACCTGGTCCGCCTGGAAATGCGATCACAACATGTGGCCCTTCTAATAACATCTGTGCATTTCGTCTAGGCCCAGCTTGGTGTCCAAAGATATGCCAATCTGCTTCGATCTTACGATGATCAATAGCATGTTCGACAGCCCATGCGCCAGCTATAGCATCGACATGCAATGCACCACCTTCGATCAGAGTACTGATTATATTTCCATTATGATACCAATTAAGCCATTGACGAATAAAGTTAGGTCGACTGTAAAGATGACTACCGCAGACGATGACTTTCATGTTCCCCTGACCCAGTATAGATCACCTGTTGTCATTCCTTTTTCATTTGGATCTTTAATCTCTTTAAGTCTACCCAATCTACTCATCGTCTGAATTGCTTCTCTTAATTTCTTATCATCAAAATTACCATCAGTTCTGAAACAAGCTATTTGGAGCATTCTAGCTCTAATATAAGAATACGGAATCTTTCCTGCTGCTTGAAATTCTGCTGAGATTCGATAGGTAACTGCTACTCGTTTGTTCACATATTCTTCCAATAGTCCTTCAAGCTTTTTAATCTGTACACTATTTCCTGTTCCAAGATCTCCAGAAGCTTGCTTAGTCTTAAAATTATTGATATCATTCATAACAAAGCGTTCGAAGTAATCCCAATGAGCCTCAGTCACAATCGGAACATTTACATTTCCTTGCGGTGTTGGTGGAGGTGTATCTAAGATTGCAGCAAGAGTTGCTAGAACGTTGATTCGCAAAGTAGAACGAGACCACATGTGATGTTCAATATCACTACCTTTATTGTCGATAGAAAGATTATAACTGTTGTCACAATACTTTGTAAATTTATCATATCGTGCTTCAGCATCTGGATCCAATATAGCAACGATTGGAGGTTTCTTTTGAGTAAGAACCAGATCTGCAACTCGGGCAAGTATAACTAGATAATCTACAAAGTTCGGATCGATTGAATAATCTACTTTCTTATTTATATCGCTTCGTTTTCCTTTATATTCAAAAATATTAAATCGAGATATGAATCCACTGTTAAGAAGAAACGCATTGATACTTTCAAAGACCTCTGGTGTAGTGTCTCCAAGGATACTATACGCAGGAGAATGAAGAGATTGTACATTTTTAGTGGCATCGCTGTAATTGATTGCATCGGATGTTGAACCAGGATTAGATTTAGAATGTAGACCGAGCATTACTGTCATTAGACCTTGTATATTCTCATCGCGAGCATTTGAAAATCTTTTCATTAATCCACCAAACTCGCCTAGGATTTGTGCAAACGATCCCCGTGTTGGGGTGAAATGCTTTGTAAGACCTTGTCCACTTGCAAAACTTCCAAAGTGAAAAGCATCTTTGAATGTTGGGAACTTTTCAGAACAGATTTTAATCAGTCTACTGATCCCAGTTGACATTGCTTCCTTACCCATTCCAGAAGGAGCAACGACAAGATTATAAGTATTCAATCCAGAATTAGTATTGGTATTCCAACCCCGTCCACAGAGAGCTGATACCACAGTGATCGCGGCTGCCACTGAGAATTCAACATTGGGATAGATTGAACCTCTATAAAAATATCGAGCTAAGTATCCAAGGCCTCCAGTAGGAAAATCGATATGAGATACAACTTCTTCGGGATCGGGTAAAGAATCAAAATCAACCGCATGTTCAACTGTCTGAAATTGGATAGGATCAGGAGTGAAAACAACAGCTCCATCAGCGGTGCGTAAAAGAGCTTGTTCAGCTTCATATTTAGCAATGATAGCATCTGCACTGCGTTTACCAGCTTCGATATCTATCATTTCAGCTTGACGGATAAAACGAGCATGACGTAGGGTACGCAAGATATAATCTGAACGATTTGCTTTGGTTCTTTTTCCAAGCCCGGACTGACGAAATAGACGTTTACATTGATCATTCGACGGACTATGACGTACAAGATGAACCATTAGATCAAGATCACCTTCTGACTGTGACGGATGGTCTAATTCACGCCACATTCCTTGCCAGAGCATTCTTGCGTCTTCGTTCTCCCATAGCTTGCGGCCAACGTTTTCATCAGTTTCAGTCTGAGGTAACTCTTCGAGAACAACTTCATCGTAGCCTTCAGACAAAGGCATCTGACTAAGCATCTTCATCAACATGTCTTGTCTAGCTTCTAGTTGTTCTTTACGATGCAAGACATTGCCGGTACAAACCATAAATCGATTTTGGCTGTAGATCTCTACGCCATCGCGTCGTCGGCCGAGTCCAATGCTCCCCTTGCACCAAATATGGATTCCATGCCCACCGATGGATCGTTCTGTATAACTGTCAAAGTTCTTAACAATAGTTTGGAATAGATCTAGATATTCTTTTGTGGTGTTGGGCTTTACGTCAAGATCAATACAAGTAATATCTTCGCCTTCCATAATGACGAAGCCGATTGCAAGATTGTGTGTCAATGCGAGAGTTGTAACTTCCTCAAAGCTCATCCACTGCGAGCTGAGGTGTCTTGAAACAGAGGCGTTATAGAATTGGCCTTCTTTGAAAAAGATGGGATTCTTGTTGGCAGGATGAGCAACGAGCCACTGGCGCTTCAGCCGCAACTCCATGGGAATATTTCGCCATTGGAGTAGGCGCGGGTCGTCGGCCATTGATGGCTCCGTTGAGCGAACCAGAACGTGATGAATCTCTGGAGGCGGTACATACTATAGCATGGAAGCTTGGGGTGGTCAAGCCCTACATCTAGTGGTTCGTCTCTTTGATAGTCACAAGTGACTTCTGCCAGCGACCGAGCTCGTTACTGCTAGTCGAAATTTTTATCTTATGCTCATCATTAAGTACTTTCATAATCGTTTGACGAAGAGAAAGTATAGTTGGAATGTCAAAAGGTTTACCCGCAGCTTCCCACATTTCGGTAGCGACTCGATGTATCAAAGGACCAACTGAGCCCCGTCGCGCGTTAGGCAGTCGTTGCGGCCGAGGAGGGGGAAGAGGTGCGCTGATAACAATATTGGGGGCCTCTAATGTAGGGAGCCGGCTGGGTTCAAAGCGTAATTGCTTCGCAATCGCAGCCCTAATCTGTAGACGTAAGGTAAGAATTGCCTTTTCATCCATCTTTGCTGGACTAAGGGGTGGATCTAACTTCAACCAATGATAAAGACGTCGAAGTTTGATTTCGGGCCAGTGTGAAAGAGCACCTAGGAATATAGGATCATCAATTGCTTCAACTCGAGAGCTCCTTACCAGTTGAAGATGAGTTGGAAGCTCCCCTTCTTCAAATCGTAATTGATCCGGCACTGGCGCTACATGCAGGATCCGGGGGTTGACCAGGTCGAATAGAAGCCACATTATGCAGCACCTTTTCCTTCAGCAGCGAATTGCGCCTTAAGCGCCTCGATCTCCCGCTGATCAACTAAGCTGTAGGTGTATCTGGGGTCAGTCGATTTTCTTATCTGAATGAACAACTCGTTCGCCCAGATTGGATTGTCGGTTGAATGCACTATCGATTCTTTGTGTTCGAGATGATCAATCTCAACGAGCTGAAAACGTTTCATTGTCTGTACCTCTGGTTAGAGTGAATGCGGGAGTTGATGACCTTGGACGGCGCTATGATTACCCCGTACGAAGACCGCAGGTCACCTTTCTGAAAACCGACGCTCCCGCTCACCGATCGAAGTACTCTCCGCAGGGGTGGCTCATTTAACCTTTGCTGCTCGATCAGCTAGAGTCTCGTTCTCGTCGAATGTCTCCCACCAGGCCTTGAGGATTCTCTTTGCCTGGGGTTCGGAAACATCGAATTGGTTCTGTATGTACGGGACCGAGCCGAACATATTGGTCACACCTGATTCCCTCAAGAGGTCCAAGTATTCGAAGTAGGTCTCCCAGAGTTGAGGAGTAATAGTTTCTTCCATGGCGAGTTCTCCGCTGCTAGTTAAATTTTCGTCCTGAAAGAAGTAGTCCTATGCCCTCAGACATTGCTCCCTGTACCTCGTTCTCTTTCTTATTGAACTCTTGAAGAGCAATGCGTGCATCGTTACCAGTATCGTATGTACCGATAACCTTTGTGTCCAGTGTACGAGTACTGTCATTCGGTTCAAGAACGCAGATTTCGTACTTCCTGCTCACACTGTTGAGTTGAACAAACACCCCAGGAATGGTTTGTTCATCATCCCAGTACTTATACACAAAGACAATGTCATGAAACATAGGATGTCCTTTCTTCGGTCGAGTTTGAAGTCATGATCGAGTCTTTGGCCGAGTCGTTGGCCGAGTCTTCTTTCGAGGTCGAGTCCTTAGCCGGCGACCGAGTCTTTAGCCGGTTGATCTATAGAAATATTCTGTACAAAGGGAGTACGTGGATTCGTCTGCAGATAGTATAGACGCTGTCGATCGCATTTCTCTCTTTTACAGAAAGTAACACCCGTCGGTGTCAACCTGAAATTGCTTCGAACAAGGGAACTGGCTCCGCAGTTGACACATTTGAAGTTAGGCACAGAATTCACTCCGTTGTTTGTACCAATTATAGTGTAGCAGGATTCTAGGCTCGATGCAAGCAACAAATGGCCTATCGATTTTCGTTTGTATATCATGGTGCCATGCTGCGCTGCACTGTCGATATATAATGTGTGTTGGCGCCTGTCGCAAGCCGCGTCGCCAAGATCGAAAAAGATATCGTACTGAAATCGAAATCAGACATGCCGGCTGTCGACTTCGAGATTCGGTACCGTTTCGCGGCCGGAGACGAACTTTCCCCGGCCGCTTCAGAATCATATGAACGTCTGAGTGTCGTCTAGAGACAGATCAAGACTGTGTTTCACAGCACTGAAACGATCACACCAACCGCTGATCCATTGTCCATACGAGTAAGGTTGCTTTGTCTCATCATATGGATTGCCCGAATTATATCCATCTTTCTGGGCGAGCCATCCATCGAGATAGGGTGCAGATTTCATGATATTTCCTTTCAGTAAGATGCGCTGTAGATTGCACGACTTTTTTCACCTCGGACGAATGTCTCTGCTTTCGCAAGGACATCGTTTACGTCTTGGGAGATGTATTCCAAGCAGGTGCTTCCCGAGTTCGGGTACGCACGGAACAAGAACCACCCGTCCCAGTTGTGTTTCCGAACGTGGGCGCTGTAGATCCCTTTCGGGAGTTGGGTGTAGTTCCAGCTACGGATGTCCATCACTTCCTCCCTTTGATCACAAGAAGTGTGATCATTGTCATAACATTGGAAACGATACAGCTGAGGGCTGCGATACCCACCAGATTGATCGCTTCTGGAACAGTGGTAGAAATAACGGGTATATGGATCCACATATCAAGTACTCCATTGCGAGCGGGATTGCTCGAACATGCCCCATCTTTTTATGGATGGGGCATGGGCTTGCAATCAATCCATTCTGCAAACTTCGAATGAGTTATCTGGCTGTTTGATAACAACCACATCGCTCGAATACAGAAGGATTAGTTCATCACGTAAATGAGTCACCGCTATTGGGATAAGCGGTGGATCACCGGGGTACTTCAGAATGTGAGTATCAGTCAGAGTAAACTTACCCTGACCGAACGGACGCCAGCCCCCGTGGATATAGCGTTCGTTAAACTGTTCAGCTGCCTTGCGCTCGTCCTCGTTAACGAGAAACGTCGGAAGGTATGGACCAAGATGCTCTTGTGTCATCCTATGGTGCAACAGTGTCCATATCGGATGTGACATCTTAGTCTTCCAGCAGCGAGTTGACTGCGCCTTCGACTGTGCGCTCTTTGCCACATTTCGCCTTGCGGAACTCCACCCACGCCGCCAGCCGATTGCCCTTCCCGGGATCGACGTAGCCGGCGGAGGCCTTGTGTTCCTTCCACATCTCAGAGCACTTGGAAACATCAAGCGACTTCTTCTCTGCCGCGAAGGCAGTCGTCGTCAGTGTGGCGAAAAGAGCGAAAGCACTTAGGATATTCTTCATAGGTGTAGTTCTCCGTTTCGAGCTTGATTGCTCGTACATGTGGCACCGAGATGCCACATGGGCTTGCAATCAGGGCTTCCGTCTATGCGAACGGGGTCCGCATTTCTTAATCCATTTCTCTTTGTCGTGCCCGAGAAACAGGGCTTCGTCATACTCTACAATCACTATTTGTTCCTTCCGGTGTATTTCAGAACGCGCATTGCGTAGACGTCTTCGGCTTCTGCTCGATTCTCGCAGTAGCTTCCCATGTGGAAGCCGCCGTCTTGCTCGTTGAAGAAGTGAATCGCAAAGGGGCGAGTCACGTCATGTATCCTGCACATTACGATAGCGCCGGGCGCCTGCACGCCATCGCCAGCCACAGGGACCGATTTGATCACTGTCCATCCTTTGTAGGTGGCGCAGTCTTGTATTGAGTATGTCATTAGCGCACCACCTTATTGAGCGTTTCGCCGCACAGATCGACGTATGCAGCGGTGCTGTTCGTGCTGTCGTGATAGAAAGCGTCTCTGTGCGAGCGGGGTGTCCCATTCGCCAGATTGTTGTCGTACCAGTGCATAACTTCTACCTGGTTGAATTGGCAGTGAAGTCCAAGCTTGAATTCACCGCAGACCATGCGGTCGATGTCATGGAACGTAACGACACCATCATCGTGCAGCGTTGCAATGATACGTTGACCATGAACGGTGTATTTCCGTCCGGTGTTGAATGCGATCTTCTTAGACATAGCGTTCAGTCCTTCTGTTGTGATTTACCAAGATTGTTAACTAGAGTAGTCCATTGCTCTTCAGTCTCGCAGTACATTCCAGCGTTGTCGTCCCAACGCTCGTCTGTGGTGTCATAGATGTTGCGATGTGGACCATCGTGTCCCGCAAATCGATTGCAACCCTTCAGGTTGAACTTAGCGTGCGAGCACACATTAGGATTTTTAGGTCCAGCGTACCAGCCCATGTCAGACCTCCGTAGGAGTTAGAGTAACGGTATAAGCCGCCGGTAGATATTCGTTTTTGCGGACGTAGATCGGTTGCAGCGTAGGCTTGAATTTCTTCTCGCCTGCAGCGTCAACCTCAGCATACTCTGCCACAGACTTGTGCTCTTTGATGAGCTTCATAACAACTGTGATTGTAGGGCTCATAGCGAAGCAACTTTCTGTGTGGCAGTCTGGAAGCGAACTGTCTCACCAACGATGTCGTAGGGGACCTTTTTGGTGATCAGTTGCTCGGCAGCGAACTTCGGAATGTTCCAAGTGGACGCCACAATGTGGATCATCCGCTTGCGATTGTCAGAGAACTGCGCTGCATTGATCGCCCACTGAACGATGCCAGGGGCGTAGACAAGCTTGGAGGAAGCTAAGGAGTAGACGCGGGAGACAGGTTTTGCAGACATAGCGGGTAAGTCCTTCTGTTGGCAGAATGAAGCAGTGTTGGGTTCTGGACCCAAAGTAAAATGTAGCATGGATCTGGCAGTGATTGCAAGTATCAATGCGGTGGGAAAGTATGTGGAAGTAGTTGGTGGGTTGATTATATTTTGATAATTTGTGCAATGCAGCATCCGTGTCTGTAGTGTAGACAACTTGTCATAGTTGTACGAGTTACCGGGGGTTGTCTAGTGGTTGTAGGAGGTAAGCGGCAAATGTAGGAAATGGGGGAAATGTAAATTGTTGGGTAGATTAGGGAAATTGTTGGGAATTCTAAAAGAATACCCGGCAAATCTGGAAAAGGGCTGGCACGGGGAAATATTTTTCGCCGGGGGGCCCCCTTTAAGGGGAGCGTGTCAAAC